CTTCAAGCAATTCGTGGTATCTTAATAAGGAAAGAACCTGTGTTTCGCTGATTATCTTTGATGTTGCAATGTTTTCCATTAAATTAATGGTTTCATTTAACTTAATAGATACAACCTTATCTGATACTTTTACTTTACCAAATGCGGTCTTTAATTTTTTAACTTCGGAAATAACATATTTTCTTAATTTTTCTGAATTATCAATGTTATTGATGTATGTTCTTAATACATTCTTTTGTTCCAAAGTTAAACTTGAATACTTTTCGTTAAACGAATCAACCAAGAATTTGTAAGCCAATAAACGAACTTCTTTTGGTTGGGTTGTGTATTCTTCGTTAATTTTTTCTTCTATCAATTGCTCTTTTTTGGTAATAATACTTTCAAAAATAGTATTCTTACAATCAACCCATTCTTTTGGAGAATTTTCTTGTTTATATTCAAACAATTTATAGGTTGATGCTAATTCTTTGTAATTGTTTACACGATATTTAAAAAAGTCATCAATCTTATATGATTCTTTGATAGATTTAATAAGATTATATTTTTGTCTACGAAGAAGTGATTCGTTTAAATTTCTTCTTTGCTCTAAAATAATATTAACAAATTCTTGAGCTTTGTATTGAGTGTCAAATGTTTCTTTTTGAAGCGTTTGATAAAAATTTAATTCTTTAGTTAGTTCAGTTCCTTTTTTAAAGTGGAACTTTATAATTTCAAGCGCCAATGAGTTTTTGCCACCCAATGTATCAGCAGCAATTTGTCTCACCAGTAGCTCAAATAAAATACCTGTATTTTTGAACTTACTATGTTTTAGTTTACCCATTTCAAACCTTTTATTTGACTTTCTAATAAATAAATATCGTATTGTAGGTTAAATCGTATCATCTAACAATTGTGACTCATCTAATAACCCAGATTCTTCAGGTTTAGACTCTTTTTTTAAGGATTCCATAATCATAGATTTAGTTTTAACCTTCATTTTCTTTAAAGAAGAATTCAATGCGTTTTGGGATTCAACCGCCATTGGTCCTTTTCTAAAAGTATGATATGTGCTGTCTCTACCAATGTCGGTTTGTTTACCAAGTGGGTCTCTACCCATATTTGCTTGGTCAGTTCCATAGGTTCCACCTTCGGTAGGTCTTCCAGCGCCAGGAAATCCACCTTCAGGCGAACCACCTTCTTCTTCTTGACCTTGTTGAGAAATCACAGCAAGGTCGTGTGGAGTTCCAAACGATTCACCTGTTTTAGCAGGGTCATTACCTTCGGTGGTAATTTGTTCGTGTCTAAATGATAACTTTAAATCATCAATTACTCTTTGTTGTTCTACTTCCCACTCATCCTCGGACATATTAAAGATATTTTTGTAAATCCACTCTTGTGAAATCATCTTCAAATCCTTCAAGTCTCTTATAAGAGCTGTTTTTTCAGAAAGTAAAGCAATCTTTTCTTGTTCGTAGATAATAGATGGATTTGTAAGCTCTAATTCAAAGTTAACAAGGTCTTCGTTTTCGTATCCTTGTGAGTAAAGGTGAACGATTGCGATTTTGGTAAGTTCTGATAGAACAATCTTTTGAACTCTTTCAACAGTTCTTGCAAATCTAATGTCTTGTTGAGCAAGGGTTGCTTTACCTTCTACACCTTCTTCATATCCGATGAATGCTTTAGGAACTTTTAAAGCAGCCATCATTCTATTCTTCAGGTATTCAATATCATCAATACCACCGAACTCCATACCACTCAAAGAATCAATTTCAGTTCCGCTTTGACCACCACGAACCGGTAAGAAGTAATCTTCTAACATATTCATCATGTTGAACTTGAGGTTGTAATCACCTGTGTTCGGGTCAATGTATGGAACTTTTTTCATTCCATCAATAATGTTCTGCATATGTTGGTCAACCTCTTGTGGTGGGATATTACCAACATCAATTTTAAAGATTCTTTTTTCAGGCGCTCTCATAATTCTATGAATCATCATTGCGTCTTCCATAAGAGTCAATTGCTTCCAAGTTTTTCTAGCACCCTCTAACAAAGAACGACCATATGGTAAGAAATTTGAGTCGGCCATCAATCTAAAATGCGCAACCTGATAAAATGGGAAATAAGTGTGTTTGTCTTTACTACCATATGTAAAATTGGTAGAAGAACTCATGCTTGCTAACTTGAACCTAACCTCATAAGGGTTATCAGGATTGAATCCTTCTTCACGCTCAAGTTCGTATGCTGAAATTGGTTGAACATTTACAATACCAACACCCTCTTCAATATCTAAATATAAAAAGTAATCACCATATTTGTTCATACCACGAACCCAAGCCCAAAGGTTAAATTCAATGTTTAAAATATCATAAAATAAGTTGTGTAAGATTTTCTTTAAGGTCTCATCCGAAGATTTAATACGAATTACATCACCCATATCATTCTTTAGAGTACACTCATCGGAGTAGATATCCAAAATAGAAGTGATGATTGAATCTTTGTCCATCGCCTCATAGTCAGTATATAGTTCTAACTTATTTGAGTGATAGTTGAATTGTTGGTTATAGGTTTCCCAATTTCTACGAGATGTATGTAAACGACCAAATCTATCGTAATACGATGTTCCACGGATGTTACCTTGGGATTGAAGTCGTTGCGAATCTACAGTCTGTAAACGATTCTTACCAACTCTTCTTACGATGACTTGGGTAGCGAATAGTTTTTGTAGTTTTCCAAATAATGAATTATCTGCCATAATGTTTTTCTTAACTAAAAGAGTATACTTTTACAAGCTATAAATATACAAAAAATAAACCACACTACCAAATTAAAGTATCCAAGTCATATCAATATCGTTTCCACGACCATCTTTAATAACCCAAGGGTTGTGTTGACCCATTCTTGCATTGTAAACCCCACCATTTGTTTTTGAAATGTGACTTAATGCTGTACGGCTTAAATCTATACCCTGTTGTCTTAATTTTAATGCGGTGTCTCTTACCCAAAGTCCTGTGGAGAACGACATAACCAAGTCATCATTATACCCTTGTTGAGCTTCTGCTCTACTACCATTCCAAATGAATACGAATAGTTCATCAATAAGACGCTTTGAGTGAATGATTGGTGTCTTTTCTCTCATGTAGGTATCAAGTTTAGAAATCACCAAAGGTCGTGTTCGTGAGGACATTGTAAAGCCCGGAACCATATCTTCTTTTTTCTTTAAATCCCAACCCCTACGAAGATGAATATCTTCATCAATATAACCTAAATCACGATACGAGTAATATAAATTTGTATAGTTTCTATCAATAACTTCTTGGATTACAGCCCAACCAATGTTTGCATTTTCAACCACCAACATTGCATTATTCCACTCTGCAGCAACGGATGTAAGGAATGCTCCATATTGTTTGGTTTCAATCTTGCCTTTGTATTCCGCAACTTGTTCTACAGTTTCAACATCAATAACGTGAAACGCTGAATAGTCAGTTGAGTCACCTCTAGCGACATCGGCAACCACCACATAGTCACGAGAATAATTTGGATATTCCCATAACCAATAGTTTCCATCAAATCCTCGTTTTTCAATTGGGTCTTTAATGTAAGTTTCAGTATACCAAGTTAGGATTGTTGAGTCAACTACCGTGTAACCTGAACTGATAAAGTCACAATCACATTCTTGTGCTGCACCTTTTTCACCAAGTAATTTTGTTTGACTATCCCTCCACTTTTGGTCTCGTTCAGGATGAACTGTCCAGTGAAGTTTAATTGGATTCCAACTATCACCAGCCTCACCTTTTAACCAAATTTTGTGAAACCAATTACCCACACCATTTGGAGTTGATAACACAATGGCCTTACCACCAGTAGAAAGGGTTGATTGAGAAGAAGTCCAAATATCTTCAATATTGGAAATAAACGCAGCCTCATCCATAATCAACATTGAAAGAGCTTCGGAACGACCTGCGTCACCTGCTGCTGATGTTGCTTTGATTTGAGAACCATTTCTTAATCGTAAAGAAAGTTTATTATCCTCTTCGGTTTGACCTCTTAACCAACTTGGTAAATTTTCGTGCATAAACCTTACTTTAGTCACAAGGTTTTTTGCTACTTCTTGTTTGGTTGCAATTACCAATATGTTTTTGTCTTCGTGGAACAACATCATCCACAAAGAATATCCTGCCGATAGAGTAGAAATACCTAACTGGCGAGATTTAAGGATTACATTAAATCGGTGGTCATCAAATTCCCTCATCAAATCTTCTTGGAAATCATAAAGATTGAAAAGAATTTTACCTCGGTGGGGGTGTTGGATATAGCAATATTTCTTAAAGAAATACACTGGGTCTTTAGCACATTTAATATACTCTTCCCTAATAAGTTCCTTTAAACTTTTTGCCATATATTTTTATTTATAGAGCAAGCAATAATGTAACTGTAGCCGCTCCGCCAGCAAATCCAATTAAAAGACCTTGCCACATTTTAGAAGATTTTTCTCTTTTTAAAACTTTAATTTGGTCTTCTTTTAGAGAAATTACTTTGTTTTTTTCTACAATAACCAAATCTTTTGAAGTGATAATTTTATTTAAGTTTTCAACTTCAACTTTATATAAATCAATAGACTTTGAGTATAAAACAACTTTTCCTTGTGTTAGTCGTAATTCTTCAACACACAAGTCACGCTCTGCTTTTACTTTTAATGCTTTTTCAAGAGTGGCTCTTGGAACTGCAATTAAGTTAGGTTCAGTTGAAAGCGTCTGTGAAAGCGTCGGCAATGTCGTTATCAGACATAGCGTCAAGCTTAGCAACATCTTTTTCATATTGTTTCCTTAACTTATTAATTTGAGTATCTTTTTTATCAATCTGAACATCAATTCTCTTTAATTCTTTTTCAATATCTTTATTGATTTTTAAAAGAGAGTCCGATTGACTTTCCAACTTTTCAATCTGCGTGTTGTATTCTTGTTCACGCTCTCTCAACATTCTTTCGTAATCTTTTTTGTAACGATTGCCAGCAAAAAAGAATTGATATGCTAGTAATGCTAATAAAGCAAGAATTACAATTTGTTGAGTATTGAATCGTTTCATTTATTTTTTAGCAGCAGCTTTAGGAGCAGCTTTTTTCTTTGGGTAGTATCTTTTCTTTTTAGGAGCAGCTTTTTCTACCACATTAGCCACATCAGAAGCTTCTTTTATTACTTTTTTAACAGCAACTTTTGCTTCTGCAACAGCAACCTTTACTTCGGCTACTTCTTTTTTAATTTCAACAGCAGTTTTTTTGATTTTTTCATCAATTGTTGTTTTACCAAGCAACCAATTCCAAGCTTTCTTTAATGTTTCCATAGTTTTTTCCAAATTTTAATTAAACTAATAATAAGTATGTAATTCAATGTTAATAATTACCACTTACGACAAGACCAATAACGAGCTTTCCATCTTGGTCCTGGAGTATCACAATTGTGTCTAGCTCTAAATGATTTTCTTGCTTCAGGATTGTCTTTACGAATTCGCATCGTTCCACCTTTAGCATCACCACCTTGTCCAAAGTTTACCTTAACAACATTACCTTTGTCATTTTTAACATACACTTTGAACTTCTTAACATCACCTTGCATAATCTTACCAAGTTTTACTTTTCTAC